TATTAGGAGTAAATTCGAGGGTAATATTGCCCGCATAATCTCATAAAAAAACAAAACAAATGAGAAATTTATTAGAAATGGAAAGAGAAATGCTAGAAAATTCTAGAACTTTTCAAAACACGTACGCTCAAATCAGTGTATTAGATGAGCAAATTAACACTAGTACTGCAACCAAATTAAACGCTAAAATTCAGCAAGGGAAATTAGCTTTAGAATGCAAAAAATGGTTAAAGAAACCAGCTACACAAAGATTATTCGAACAGAATGATTTACAAATCTGGTCAATTGATGAAATGGCGATGAAGTTTTTCAACGTAAAACAGAGCCAAATGAACAGAATGTGCAAAGCTTACAAAAGCACTACAGTTAACCCGAATTATGTAGCTGATTTTCTAACGAAGTGTAACGAAGAAGAAGAAAGCGGAAAAAATGTTGTTCGTTCTATCGACAATTTTAACAAATATGTGAAAGCACTGGTAACAAACGAAGAAGAAAGCGTATCTGCTACAGTGCCGACTATCTTCACGCTAGCTTTTAAAGTGAAAGAAGTAGACCAAAATGCTGAGAGAAATATTGCCGTTAGAATTAACGAAAATATGGAACTAACTAGCAAAAATGAGCAAGATGAAATCGTAAAAGCAATGCAATTTTTAGCGAGCAAATTAGCGGGGGTATCTGTTCTAACTGGTATTGACACTGGAAACCCAATTGCAAGCGAGGAATTTGTTGACATTGACACTGGAATATCAGTCGGAATAGTAGAATAAATTTATTAATTAAACACACACAAACAATGAAAAATTTAATCGGAAAAAAGTACGACAAACTAAGCTTAACAGCTGCAAATAGCAGCGGTCGTACGGTCTCTAGAACAGTTGTTCAGGGATATCAACAGAGCCCAAACCCTGAGAACTATGCGAGCACGCCTTTTGAAGTTGATTTGAGAGGCCTGAACGCTAGACAAAGAGCGGGTAACATATCGAGAGTTTGCGAGAGCGGTCAATACGTTTACAAAGCAAAATTTACTATCGGTATGGAAATCGAGAAATCGAGAATTTCAAGAGAGGTTTTGAGAGGCAGCGAACTGCAAAATTTTTGCCAGTTAATGAAAGGAATCGAAAGAGATGGCAGCTGCGGTCTTGAGGCCATTACAAATATTCTTCCTCTTGTGCCTTCATCTGTATGGCGAAACAAAATGTTTAACCTGATGTATCAGGCCGACACGCTTATTGATGAAGCTTACAGCCAAAGCGATGAGATGAATCAAACGGGGTCTTATAGATGTGGGGGTCATATTACAGTATCGAGCACAGAGCACACCGCAAGCGAGTTAAACGCACTGATGAGACCTTATTACGCAATACTTTACGCACTTAATCGTAAAAGATTAGCTAACCAGTATTGCTGCAATAACATAACCGCTAGAACGAATGCAGAAAGCTATTCGACTAGAATTAATCAAGAGCGTACGAAGTACCAACCAATATTCGAGAAATCAGGTAACAAATTACTTGAATTCAGATTATGGAGCCGCTTTACCAGTGTAAAGCAAATGATTAACAGATATAAGTTAATGCAGCTGCTAGTAGATTTTGCGGTCAATGATAGAGGAACTTATGCGAAGTTTATTAAGAAAGCTAAGCCGATTTTATTGTCGATGTATAACGACAATGAGACCAAAGTAAACGAGTTAATCGAGTTGTCAAAAGCGTTTAGAAGAATGCTAAAAAGCAACAAGATTAATGAAAAAGTAATGGAGTTTATTTGGATTTATAATCGTTTCGATGCCAACACTGTTAGGCCAATTACAACGCCTAAAGCGTTCAGATTATGGAACGCAAGAGTAATCGAATTTGCCCGCAGAAGATGATTTGCACAGCTGAGCACCTGTATAAACTGCTCCTGTTTAGCAATGTGTATTGCTACTGATGAAGCCAAAAGGCAGAAACAGAATTAATAATTTAAATTAAATAAAATGAACACACACACTAGATTAATGCACTCACGCATAAAGCTTACAAAAGCACAAAGAAACAATCTAAAAATTGTTTTGAAGTCTTTCTTCTTTCAGCAAATTACACCGCACAAAGAAGAACATTTCAGATGTAAATTTGTTAAAACTTTGTCAGACAGTCAAAGAAGTGGTTACACTTACTACGCAAACTGGGAAGCAAAGGGATTATCATTTCCGATAGGAACTGGAGTTTGGGGAAGCCAAACAATCAGATTAAATGCTACGCAATTTAAACCACTTAAACAATTGTTTTTGCACTCTCAACACCCAAAGTTAAGACAAAGCTCAACCACTTATATGGAGTTGGACTGGAGCAAAGTGCATATGGTGGAAAATGTATTGCCGCTAATTTTTGACGCACAATCTGAAGCAAACAACCTAATGGAAAAGAGACACGTTTCAGACACTAGAAACCACGATTTTATAATTCGTATGATAAAGAAGTACAGATTAAGAAGTACAGATTTATCAGGAAGTAGATATGCAAACGGTAAAAAGCTAAGAGAATACCATTATGAAAATGGACACGTAATGTTCAACAGAAATGAAATGGATATGCTTTACAGCTGTAGCGACAGAGTTGTAATCGAAGTGGATAGCGTAACACTACCCGAAGAATGCACCTATGTAGGCAGATATGATATCAGCTAATTAGTCGTACACGACCAAAAGAGAGGCCGCTTTATGCGGTCTTTTTTTTTGGCCTGAACCCTGCTCACCCCGCAGCCGCTCACCCTGCAAATGAAGTATGCGAAATAAAAATTCGTATAAAATAAATTTGGTAATGTCTAAATGTTTTCGTATCTTTGTCTAAATTAATCAGAGGTCAGCGTACAGATATTAGAAGTACAAACCTCACAAACAAATAAACTATGTGTATAATTATTGTAAAGTCGAAAGACAAACAAGTATCGCCAGAGATACTTAAAAATTCTTCACGCATCAATCCTCACGGACTTGGCGTAATTTTTCTGGATACCAATGAAGTTAAATACTACCAATCAAAAGACTGGAAAGTACTTGACACTAACAGACCCTACATTGCTCATTTCAGATTAGCAACAAGAGGTAAAGTAAACAAAGCAAACACGCACCCTTTTGTATGTGGTAACAACACTAATGAGTTACTAATGCACAATGGGACTATTGCGGGATATGGCTCTCACGATATGTGCGACAGCAAGCAACTAGCTATCGAACTAGGGACTATTGCTAGGCCGCAATGAAGAGCAGTACTAGGTCAGCACGATTCTAGATTTATTACTTACAACAAACGCAACAGACAATACGAAATCTACAACAAAGAAAAGTGGACTAAGCACAATGGCGTATGGTTTTCCAAACCCAATGTGTTGCAGCACAATGTTGTAGCGGTGTATGGCACGCTTAAAAAAGGCGGCAGCAATCATCACTTATTGTATGGACAGCGATTCGTTGGCAAAGGGACAACAAGAGACAAGTACCCGCTAGTGATTAGCGGGCTACCTTACTTGTTGGACAAGAGCGGTTATGGACACCACGTAGAAGTAGAAGTCTACAAAGTAAATAACGACACCTTTGCTGCACTTGATTCACTAGAGGGACACCCGCAGTTTTATCAACGCAAGCGAATACCTATCAAGCTAGGCAGCGGCACGATTTTGACAGCTTGGATATACTTTATTAACAAAGACACAAGTTATAGAAGTATGGGAAGTATGAAGTATCACAAAAGCTTTCCAATCAGAAAGCCAATTATAAGACAAAGGTTTACAATGCCAAAATATTCTAAACCGAATTATCAGAGGTACACGTACGAGCCGAACACTCGATACCATCAGCAGCAATCATTGTTCTCATCACTATCGTTAATACACGATAAGGAAGATGATAACACAAAGTATTGTAATGTCTGCTTGGAAGAAGTTACGTTCGACCCAACTGAAATCAGCAACAAGAATTATCATTGCAGTGTGTGTAATGAAATGTATTCAGAGCAAGAGGTTACTAGCTAACCTCTGCTTTGTTTACATTGAAGTTTAATTTTAAAACCAAACAATTATGAAAGTAGCAATTATTAGATTTACCGAAAATACTGGAAGAACTTACATTGTTGACATTACAAACGATGTTGACAAGTGGTTAATAGATAACAACTCAGACAGAGATGAAGATGACCACGAAGAATTAATTTCTTTTGATATAGAATGGACAACTTTAAAAATTTATTAAAATTATGAAACCAAAACTTAAAAATTTATTTGAATGGCTAGAGGAAGATATAAAATTCGGCCACGATTCAGAGGACAACAAAGAGGCAACTCTTGATACTGTTCAACAAATAAAACAGCAAGTCGAAGAACTTGAAAACAACCAAATGGACTACACGCAAGCAGCGATAGACTTTATATTCTTACTGATGTTAGGGTTTATCTTCTACGTTGTGATGTGGATATTTTATTAATTAAAACAAACAATTATGGAAACAGATTTTGTATGGACTGATGAAGCAGTCAAATCATTTACGCAAGTATATTCTTCAAACTTTAATAGCAAGTGGGTGCACTTTAAAGTAGACCCCAACAATTACTGGGGGAAGAAACTCAACGTAAAGTTAGAACAATTTAAACTAGATTATAAACCAAAAAAAACAGTATGGCACGTAAAGATAAAAATGGAGTCTGCGTAGTAGAGGGCGAGAACTATTGTATCGTAATGGAGTATGAATACTATTACAATGATATGTCTCACGACTACGACCAACCGCCTGAGGAAGAACTCACAATAAAAAAAGTAGAACTCAACAATGTAGATATCACAGATTTTTACTGGGAATTTCTAGACAATCACGAGGCCTATTTTTACAACACAGCGTTGGAGCAAGCACGACAAAATTAGTCGTTGACGACCAATCAAAAAAAGGTACAATGATATTTGGCTATGTCTAAATATTGTTGTACCTTTGTCTATTATTAACCAATCAAACTAAACTTATGTATATTACAGTCAATCAAGTAGAACTCTGCTGTTCGCTCGCAAGCAGAGGAATGAAAAACGAAATGAAAGAGGGCGGCTATACCGATGAAGAAATTTATAGAGATAGATTAACTCACACCGAATACACCGAACTCGCACAAGATGTATTCGACAAGTATTACGATTACTATTGGGATATGGTCAGTAGAAGTAATATTACTCGCTCAACAATCAGCGTAGGATAATGCATCACGTAGCCAAAGAACTTATGGTTCGGAGGGAGCACGCAAAAATTTTTGCGAAGAACCATATTCAATTCAATCATTACTTTAGATACAGTGGTAAAGAAGAAAAAGTAAATCTCAAAGTAGCTTACCTCATTGAGAAAGAGCGGAGGCACAGAGCCAAATTTGCTCGTGGAATTAGAAACGATATGTCAAAATATAAACTAACCAAAAATGAAAGACAATAAAAAGTACGAGGCCAATATGAAATTTTTAGCAATCTCATATGCGGGCGTAATAATAACATTAATAATAATAATGATATGCAATTAACAACGGAGGCAGCTGCAAAAATTTGTGCACGCAACGTCAAGCTCACCAAAAAAATTAAACGTCTAGAAAAAAAATTAGCGTCCGTGGAGGAGAGACGAAAAAAATTTAATATCACCACCATCAGCAAAATCAAAGTCGATGGCCATTGGTATTTCAAAGGCACGGAAATTTTAAGTTGTCAATAATTTAAACTATATTTACACAATAATTAAAATTTATTTATATGAAATTCAAGAAACCAAGGAGACTGCTTAACGCAGAAATTTTATTGGAAAAGACACAGAAGTCGCCAAGAAAAAAAATAATACAAACTCTACAACAATCATTAGACAAAGGCAAGATGAGTCTAACTACATTTAGAAAGACTGGTCAGCTGATGACAATGAAAACTTATGAGAATATGTACAGAGACCACGATTTAAGTGTGGTTGATTTAGGTTTTAAAATATTACCTAACTCTACCGAAGTTATCAGATATGCAGGGGGAGTAATCATTCAATTGTTACCCGAGAAACATTATGCTCTTAACGTTCAGAGAGAATTAGAAGTTAGCTTAGACCTTAAGCACTTAGAAAAAAAAGTGTGGGAACTGATGGCTAAAGATATGTTGTTAAACTTTTAAAAAAATTCAGATGGTAATACACAATCAAATATTTGACACCTTTAGGGCAGAGCAAAAAGAAATCGACAAAGCAATAAAGCTGCTAGAAAGAAATGGGTTTATTGTATACAACAAAGAAAAGAAATACATAGAACAATAATGGAGCATAGTAAATACTATTGGGACACCGACAGAAATCGAGACACAACCCAGTCAACAAGCGACAAAAGAGTACCTGAATATTATGTAGGCAACACTCATCGTGTAGGTAAATACCAAGCACGATATGTTGTTGATGATTTTAATTGTTCTTATCACGTAGGGAATGCTGTAACTTACTGCTTACGCTCCAAGCGAAAGCACAACGATGGCGGCATAGAATGTCTTACCAAAGCAATCGCCCATCTACAATTCGAAATTGAGAAATTAAAAAGTCAGAAATAATTTGCACAATCTATAAACATTATTTATATTTACTGAAGTTTTCATAATGTAACTTTAGGAGAGAGGCACGTGCACAACGCACTCTAATAATATCCAAATATTAAATGTTTTTGTGTCTCTCTCTTTTTACAAACAACAAACAAACAAATGCAAAATACTTATTACAAGGCCAAGTCAAAGCCAATCAAAACTATAGACAACTTAATGGATAACTTACTAGCTGCTGCTCAGCAACTAAAACATATTCAGAAAGAAAGAGAACAGTGGAATAAAATTTTTAATAAAAACAAAATTAATGAAAGAACCAATTTTTAATCAAATAGCAGAGAACGTATGTTCCATCTACGATATTAGCAAAGAAAAGCTTTTCACCAAGACAAAAGAAAGAAAGGTTGTAGATGCTCGACACTTATTATATTATGGGTGTTATGACAGACAAATCAGACTTACTTACATTCAGGAATATCTTACCAAAAACGGATACAAGATAAGCCACTCATCAATACTACACGGAATAGATGTAGTATCCAAAAAAATGGAGCAAGATGTGGACTATCAAGTTATAAGAGAAAAAATTCAGGAATGCGTTACACTCTCTTAGAAGTATTTGAACAAGCAAAGGCAGACGAGTTTTCAGCCACGTTAGATGGAGAAGAATTTGAAGCACGTATCTTGTCTGGGATTAGAATAGAACAGAACAAAATCACTAAAGATACTATCATTCACAACACAACCATAGGCGGAGATTTCTACCAAGAAATTAAAAAGGAAGA